CTCTTCGCTAAGTTCTTGAATAAACTGACGCTTACGGTCAGCCAAATCTTCCGCTGCCTTCACATTTAAACTAGGTAGACCTCTTCCAATACGCTCTGCTTCAAGGATATCCATACCTTTGTTGTAGGTAATCCAACCTTTTTCTGCCTGAGTAGAAGCAATTGCATCATATGGGTCCTGTGATTCACGGAACTTCTTTGTGCTTCCAGGAGCAACTGGTGTACCACGTTGACTTTGATATACGCTAGGTGAAAATTCACCAGCGTTAGCATCGCCTACAATGAACCAACCGTACTCTGGATTCTTAGCAATCAAGTCAGATAGTTCACGAGAACGTTTCTCTGCCTCGATTGTAGCAGCAATACCAGTATTGTTCTTAGATAGACTTGTAGAGAATATAAAGTATTCTTCTCCATATGTATCATAGAACTTCTGAGATGCATTCTCAGGGTCTTCTTCACGAAGTCTGTGCCACTCATCGATATAAAACTGATAAGGAGAACGAGTATTTGTAGCGAAAGGTAGGGTTAGTTTAGCCGCTGCTTCTAAAGCAAGGATTTGTTTAACCTTAGTATCAATCTCTTTTGCTGTAGGTGTAGTCTCACGAAATCCGTTATCATATCTATGGTTTTCTTCCATAGCAATAAGAACAGTTAGATTACGACGTGTCGCATCATTGTTATCAAATAGAGACCAGATACGCTTAGCGCCTGAGTTCTGAACTAACAAGTCTTTTGTAAATTCACCTGGTGTTGTACCAGTTGGACCATAAGGTAGGATTTCTTTTACTAAAGCAAGTCGTTCTGCATCTGGAACAGCCTTAATAAAGAATGAAGTTCCGATTTGAACGAACCATCCAGCACCTGGATTCCACCATTGGTTACCCTGGAATAGTAGGTCAAGGCTTGTTTTAGGAATAGCCATTGGTCTTTCAACCTTACCAAATGACATACGCTTAACCCATTCACCAGGAATGTTAATGTATGTTTTACCATCTCGTTCTTCAGTAATACCAAGACGCTCAGGTGAGTTATAAACTATATCCATCTTACGGAAAACAGTTGGGTCATTAACTACGATACGGCTCCACTTTTCAGCCACATCACCAAATGCTCCAAAGAACGGGAATGCATAACGCATTGTGTATGCTGCATCTATACGCTCTGATGTATCATAGACTGTACGGCGGAGTTCTGCTCTAGCCCATTGGCGAGCATTGTTCTCTAATTTGCGTATATACTCTGGCGGAATTGTATCACCAGGATATGTATCTATAGCATTGCGTACAAGTGAATCCATACGTTTACGATAGAAGTCTACGAATAATGGTTGACGAACTAGGTTTGTCTCAGGGATTTCACCGAAGTATTTGTAGAACTTATCACGGATTCCAGAAGCATATCGTATTGCTTGGTGTGTTCCATTAGCAGCACCTACCTGAGCAGCGTTAACTGCTGGGTAGTTTAGTGTATCTGTGCCAAAAGTCTTCTTAATATCATCGTATGTAACCTTGCGAGTCTTGGCTATCTCTTTAAGACTTGAAGCCCATGAAGGAAATAGTTCATCTATGTTATCCATGTTTGCTTCTGCAATAGCACGGGCATCTCTACCCATAGCAAGGACACGCATAATCTTACGGCCCTCATCGGTCTTCAGTAAGAAGTATTCAGCCTCATTAATAACCTGTTCTCTTGGCTTATTCTGCAAAAGAATCTGGGTAATCTTAGAGTTACGCACCTGTCGGTTTACAACTCGCTCATATGCTTGCGCCCAGTTAGGGTCATCGCCACGAATGACTACGAAATCTCCAGTTGTCTCGAATACATTGTTTAATTTGTTACGAGTATTGGAAAGATGGTCATCTACAATACGAGCAGACTCAGCAATAAACTTCTTCTTAATAAACTCAGCCTGTTCAGGTCCAGCACCTAGGGCATCTTGGTATGTTATACCATCGATTGTTCTAAGGCCTAAACCAAACTTATCTTTTACCTCTGTTTTACCAGCAAGCATGTTATCAATATCAACGATTTGAGCATCGATTAGGTCTGGGTCATCAGCCAAGTCTCTCATGGCATCTAGTTCGTCTCTATGTGCCTGGAGTTTGACATCGTCACTCCATTGATACATATCTTCAAGAGATGCATCTTTAAACCTATTGTTAAACATCTTACGGCTCGACTCTCGTAAGCCAGCAACAAGGGCTAATGGACCAGTTGTTGTTATGATACGAAGGAATCCTTCACTAACGTTACGAACTGGGTAACCAATACGTGCAAGAACCTCAAACTTGATAAGAGAATCTAGGCCATCAATTAAATCTACAGCGCCAGCCCTAGTCTTATAGTATACGCCTACCTTTTCGGAACGGCGTGCTCTAGATAATCTGTTTAATGCGTTGTACATTGTATCGATATCAAGAACTGGCAGTTGTTTTACCAACTGAGTCTCATTCAAAGGTAGTGGGATGATGTACTTAAGGTCTTCAGAGCCAAGGACTGGGGTAGTTTTTGCACCAACTGGTACAACTCTACCATCATCTAATGTCTTTGTTGCTCCAGTGTAGGCACGCTCACGGATAATGTTATGTGCCTTAGAACGTCCACCAGCAAATAGCCCCCATGCTGCACGAACATCTGACTCATCAAATCCAAATTGCTTTGCTACAGTATTAAACAGTTCTTGTTCAATCTTCTGAAAAGCATTAGCACGCTCAGCAGCATTTGTTGCTGCAGTGTATTCATTGAATAGTTCTTGCTTGCGTTGAACCGTGAATTGAGCCTTCTTTAAATCATCTTCTAAACTTTTAATTTCATTCTTAAGAAGTTTAACCTCGTCTGGAGCAAGAGCCTGAGTATTAAGTCTGTTCTTTGCTATGTTAATCTGGGTAGCGTAGGCTTCTTCTTGACGACCAGCAATACCACGAACACGGCTAAGCATGTTATCTACGGTTTGAACTGATTGATTGTCAGTAAAGTCAATCCATCCACGAGGACGCTTGTAGAAAAATCCTGTTAAAACTCGAACTGGTGCGCCAGCAGCGCCTGCTCTAAGGTCAATAAATTTTTGTCCTAGACCATAACCAAATGTCTTTTTATCTCCACCAAGTGCTTGGCGAACTGCAGACATTTTATTAAATTGTGGTATACGTGTTGGGTCAAGGATTGCTTCTGCACTTAACTTCATGTGAAGTTGACGAAGTTCATCCTCATAAAGCGCTGCATTTTCTACAGCCTTCTCTAAATCAGGACCCTTGTTGACAAGGTCCATAGTAAGTTGACCAGTTGCCTTGTCTAATCCTGCACCAAAAAACTTTGCGGCAGTAACCTCATCTTGCAAGTTACCAATCTTAACAGCAATATCGCGGCTAGAAGCCATAAGTCTTGTGCCAGCATCAGCATCACCCATAGCCATCTTAACAATGTCTGCTTTAGTAGAATGACGTAACGCTACATCTTCAATTTTGTTAGCATCTGCTAGGATATCTGCAAAAGAAGCAGGGTTTGCTGACTCACGGATAGCCTTAACTCGGAATAAATCCGTAGCATCCATGCCATCAGTCTTAGTAATAAAGTCATTAAATGTTGCTTTTACTTTATTAGCCCTGAATCCAGTCTTTTCCCCAGTGAGGATAGCATTAAGTTCGTTAAGTCCTTTTACGGAATAGTTAATGGCCTTATAGCCCTTTACTATTTTACCACCAACGATAGTTGGGTCGAGAACAAATCGGGATACTACGTCAGTACCAAATGATGTGTATCGACCTACAAGTTGTTCTCTAAATGCTTTTTCTGCTTGTTGCTTATCAAAGATATTAAAATCATTCGCGGCAAAAAGAATGTGGTCCTGTAGGAACTTATCTGCACCAGATAGTTTACCAAAACTTACAGTCTTTGCTATACCAGAAAATACGTTTTCAATTTCATCTAATGGTCTTCCTAAAATTGTACGCTGGATTGAACGACCAGTAGAAATATCACGAGACTTATCCCAAGCCTCTTTAATATTATTGAAAGAAAAATCATCCTTGTAGATAGGATTGTTTTTCTCTGGTAGGGTAAGTCCAAATGAAACTGTCTGAGTTGTAAAGTTGTAGGCTTTTTCTAAACCAATGAATACTTTACCCCAGAATCCTGGTTCTTCTTTAGGAGTGTTAGGAGTCTTTGTATTATAAGACGCAACCGCTTCAGCCCTACTCTTAGGTGGAGTAGACTTACCCATATCCAATGGCAGAGCCATAGATGAGTTAACATTCCATCCAGCATAATAAGTGTTAAACGCACCCATTGTGTCAAAGGCAGAAGGATTTTTAGATTTCTGCAAATCTTGATACGCTTTTTGTGCGGCTTCTCTTTCGCTCATAGCAGATTAGCCCTTAAAATTCTCACATAATTACGGAATGCTTGTGATGAATTTGGGCTTTGTGCTGCGACCTCCAGGGCTGGTAAGTAGGATAGTAGTCTTTGTTTATCAGAATCTGTATCTGTACTAGTTGGTAGCATTAAAGCCTCTGTTCCAGCACCAGCACCAAGTGCTGCGCCATCAGTTACAGGCACATCTGGCTGCTCTGTTGGAGCACTAAGTGGAGTTACTTGTGGCATAGAATCAATTGGATTCATCAAAGGAGCAGAAACATTGCCAGCCATTGGTGCCGCCTGTTGCTGTTGCATTGTTGCCTGACCTTGTCCGTAACCTAAACCTGAGTAATATTTTGCGGACTGTGTACCGCTTTGTCCGTTTCCACCAGTAGCAGAAACATTCGCTGGACTGTATTGTGGTCCGCCGTTAGCGCCACCGCTTCCTTTTCCACCCATTGTTCCTCCTACTTAGAATATTGTATTTTAGTAACTATTGGTCCACCTGTATAGATATCCCATTTAGTTGATATACTTATCGCTTTTTTAATAATTTTTTCTGCTTGTATTGCAGTTTCAACCCTGTCAACTCTAAGTGCTTCCATAACACCAATAGCGATGTCCCCACCGCTACCAGAGTAATAGATACCGCGAACATCACGGTCCCAAGAGTAATCCTCAAAAATAGGATAAATGATTCCGCGAATGCTAATAAGAAATTGTGAATCATGCGCTGCTGCATCGCCGTCTTCTTTCATGTCGTAACCTGCATCAATAAACAGTTTACGCATGGCAGGTATAAATTTCTTGGTTACAAATAAATCTAGATTTTCGCCTGCTCCTGGTCTCGGTGCTTTCCATCCATATTGTAATAGATTTGAGCCTCGACCTGCGCCAGAGCCTGCAATTAATATTCCGTTGTTCTCAACAATCTTTGGCGTAGCCATATCGATTGGACGACCAGAATCATCTGAAGAGCGTGAGTCGCATCCAATGACAGACCATCCGTCGCCTTGAATAGCAGCAAGTGTTGTCATTGTCCCCTCCCACCACTATCGTCTACGAATTGTTCTTACGCTTGCGTTTGCCTGTCCTCCACCAGTTAGACTTGACAATAAACTTTGTACGTCAGGTGGTGCTGCTGGTGGCATTTCCATTGGAGATGGACCTCCTACTGGAGAGGAGGGAGCAGGGGACGGTTGCTCAACCTGAGGTGCTACTCCAGCAGGAGGAACTTGTTCTTTAGGTGCGAATGTTTGTTCAATCGCATCTTCGATAGCCTGTCCCTTTTGTCGTGATTTAATCACTGCGGCAATTTTAGTTACAACTTCAGATGGGTCTTGTCCTTGTGTTGCCATCTGTGGGATTGCCTGAGTGTATGCTTGGAGTGAAGCAAGAAGCGCATTGCGCATGTCTTCAACTTCAATCTTCTCTTGCTCTGCGCTAACATTAACATTAAATGGAAGTTCACGCATTGCCATATCCTTGGAGATAAGTTTACCACCAAGAGCCTGAAGCATAAATATAAGACCTTGTGCTGGGTTCAAACCTGCAAGCATACCATATCTAACATCAGCGGAGTAATCTCCCTTGATGTCCTTGCTTGGTTTGTATTCTAATGCGTATGGAGAACCAGCATCTACACCGCGAATTGTCTTTTGTACATCAAAAATTGTTTCGTCTAGTTCAAAACATAGACGGATTACATCTCGAAGAGCCGTCGCAAATATTGCTTGCGCACTCTTGACCTGAGTATCAAATGCTCCCATAAGTGCCTGGACGCCTTGACCCGTAACGATAGACGCATTAACGTTACCTGTTCGTCCTTCTGGGTATCTAGCACCAATTCGGAGTTCTTGATTGAGCAAGTTTTGTTCTGTGAACGCTCCTTGCGGAATGTTAAGTTCAACTCTTCGTACTCCTGCAGGGCTGTTTGTTCGGATAACTGAATCTCCGCCAAGTTGTAGTTCTTGTACATCCATTGGTACGACGATAGGAGACTGAACAGATTTTTCAGCCGCTTCCATAGCAAGCATAGCAAAACGATTGCGAAGCAACTGGATACCAATAACATCATCAAACTGTCCACGCATCTCTCCATCGATAGTAGGTCGCTTAGCAATAACGACCATCATCTTACCAACTGGGTTTTTAGCACGAGAAAGAACTAGGTTCTCACGGCTTGGTACATATACTAAAGATTGGTCTTTATCGTAGTAACGAACAATTTCAACTATGGTGTTGGTGTCTTTTTTGAAACCTGAGCGACCAAGTAATTCAACTTCGTATTCAGGGAATTGAGCAGCCAACTCTCCAAGAGTTAGTGAGTATACCTTAGCAAAAGATATGCATCGTCCGTAGCGGTCAAACTCAGGATAAGCCATCCGAGGGTTTTCTACGCGGATACGAGGCATCTTTTCTTCGTCATCCATTTCAATAATGAATGGGACGAAACCATAGGTTACATAATAGTCAGCACCTGTATACATGCTAACTTGCAAATCTGAGTGATTAAAATAGTTTGATGCAATACGTGTACGATTGTCAGCAAACTTACGAGCACGGTCATTAACCTGTGAGGCGCTAGAGCAGTTAATTGCAGGTAGCGGAGCCATAACCTCAGAAAGGTCACGGGCTACGATGTCAATAAAGTTTGCTACTACGTTTGAGTCTACGCCCTCAGGGAAGAAGTCTGGGTATACTTCAGCAATCTTGCCTTGGCGCACAGAAAGAATATCACCAGCACGAGCATCACGCTCTGATGCACGGTACTTCAGAGAAGAAACTCGTGCAGCAATCTGTTCAATATTAAGTGCCATTTATATCCTAACCATAAGTTTCAGACCATTGCTCTGCAAAGGCCTCGTCTAAATTCACGGAGTATCTCATGTCCTTTTGTTTACGAGTAGCCCATCGATTAGTTGAGTACTTAGTAGCAAAAGAACTTTGTTGCATTAATTCACGGACTCGGATGATAGCAAACCAAAGTGCCATCACGCAGTCAGTTGGGTTTTTAGTATCTGGCTTCCAAGTGATTAGTTGTTGTACCAGAGATTTCAAACCTTCAGAACCTTCATTAGATGGAAGTTCTATCAAGTTGTTATCTTGAAATCTACCGTCCCTTAGACTGCCGAATAAGGCAGACATAGAGGCCACACCAAATGATGTGTCCCATTTATTCTTTCCAGTATAGTGAGGATTTAACTTACATCCATACTGGGCTAAATACTGAACTAGGTCAGTGTCCATCTGATACGCCTTTTGGTGGGCGTTGATTTCAACTCTAAACTCTTGTGGCTTATATCGTTCAACCCATTCCTCAATAAGAGCACGCTCTTTCTGTGGGCTTGGGTCAACCATATTGACACAATCTAAAACATAAACTTTTCCGTCACCCTTGTTGTAGGTTACGGCTACGAATGCCGACCTACCTGTTACAGCAGGGTCAAAACCTATAACTGTGTAAGTACCTTCAACATGCTTTGGATGGCCTGGCGTTCCAGCCTTGAGGGGTCCACGCTTGCGCATTCCATTACTACTTCCTGCGACGCAGGTTGGTGGGAAGATGGAGTCTTCAACGACATCTTCTTGTTGGTAGACCATAGCCCAGATTGACGGAGCAACCTCAGACCTGCGAGTAAAGAGCGAGGGTCCATCCCACTTTGGGTAAAATCCTTGCTCATTTGCTTCGTCCACTTCACCTTCGGCTCTATCAGTCCAAGGCCAAAGTGTTTTCCAGTTATCAGGCTTCTCGTCAAACTCCAGCACGGCTGGCTGAGAGAAGTATGTGAACGGAGATTTGCCACCTGTCCATTGGTCGCCATCTCGTATCATCTTATATAAATCTACAGGGGCGACACGGGTTCCTACAATAAGTAGTTTTCCGTGCCGTCCCAAACGGGTGATGACTTCTTTTTGAAGCCATTCAATTTGCTTTTCCCACTCATGAGAGTTTGAGTTCATCACCACATCGTCTAGGATAATCAGGTCGGCGCGAGCACCATAAATCTGCGACCCGAATCCTAATGCTTGAACCGTAGGGTCCTTCTCGCCGCTGTCACGACCAGAGCCTAGGTAAATCATATCAGCAGACCAAGTCTGCGAGTCAGCCTTATATCCACCGTTAGGGCCAAAGCCCATCTGAAGTTTAGTCCAGTTAGGGTGGCTCATCCTTGTTTTGATGGCTGAAAGGAATTTGCGTGCCATGCCTTGAGTCTTAGAGACTACAATGATTCTGACGTTAGGGTCAGTGGCTATACGGTAGGTCACATAGTTAATCGTGATGACCGTAGATTTGGCGTGCTCAGGTGGTACGTTAATAAGAATACGGTTGCTGGCCGCAGGCTCATAGGTCATAGCAGGATGGAGCCAACGGGGTTCCCGACCTTCAATAAGGTCCACCCAGTCTTTATGGTGGTCGAACAACTTAGTGTCTAGGAATTGCTCGGAGAACTCCTCAAACGAGATATCCTTCAGATTGGCCATGTCAGCCTTGACACCTTTACCAGCAAGTCTTGCTTTGTCAGCCTCAGCCTTGAAGTCAGGGTCAACAAGTGACCATTGGCGGAAGGTGACATCGTTGCGACCCACCGCAGCCATAGCGTCGGTGATGGTCGTGCCTTGAGATAAGAGTTCTAGAACTTGCTTTTGTGCGGCATCCTTAGGGATGTTTTGCTTGCCTGGTTTGCGTCCCACTACTACTCCTAAAAACGGTGTTTTAACGGTAAGGTTTAACGGACAGACCTCACCCATTATATATATTATATATAATATATTATATAGGAGGAGCGGAGTCTTAAACGGAGCGACTCCGTCTATATATGGAATTTACATTACATATATAGATAACCTGTTCA